GGGGGGGGGAGTTGGTAATTATTGTTATATTTGTATAATTCATATGAGGTCACAATTTGCGACCTTAAACATTCAAATACATCAAATATGGGTAGACCAGCAAAAACGGATAAACAAAAGAAAATATCCGGTACAGATCGAAGTGATCGAAAGCGACACACCAAAATATCTGGAACAGAATCGGTTGAAGGCAGTTCAGAAGTAGAATTGAATGATTATGGAATAGGCGTGTACAATCAACTAAAAGAATACCTAAATTATAATGGCATATTCTGGGAGGTGGACAACATGCTCATATCTCAATACGCATACTTCGCACAAATATTCAAGATTACAGCGGACAAAATGAAAGATAACCATTCGTCCATCGTATCAATCGGTGACAAGGGAAACGAGTATATGTCAATTGACTATCAGGTGTTAGCGAATGCAAAGAACCAAATGACCACATTGGCTAAAGTTCTGGGTATAGGTCCGTACTACCGGCAATCCATAAGAGCTTTTGATGAGGAACCTAAGCAGACCGATGAAGTAGCGGATATGATTAAGGAAATGAATAAATGATAGAATTGGCGTACAAATACATAGACGATGTAATGTCTGGTAAAGTATTAGTAAATGACAATATCAGACTTGCGGTCGAACGACACTTGAACGATATTGACAACGCCAAAGACAAAGGGATATACTTTGATGAAAAGTCAGCAAAGCAATATTTGAAATGCAGTCAATTCTTTAGGCACACAGGAGGTGCGGCGGCTAAAAAGAGATTCAACATCCAGCCGTTTCAAGCTTTTGCACTCATGAACCTATATGGATGGAAGAAGGATGACGATCAGTTTCGGTTTACCCGGTTTTACTTAGACAAAGCCAGGAAGAACGGGAAGACGGAATTCGTAGCACTAATCGCTAGTCTTAGGTTCTGCTTTCTTGAAATGTATCAACATCAAATATACAGTGCTGCCACAAAAAAGGATCAGGCTAAGATCACATTCAATTCGGCTAAGATAATGTTAAAGCAGCTCATTGAAGAGAGTCAGCATTTCAAAAAGAAACTTGAAATATTGAAATATCGTATCAGCATACCGGATACGGAGTCATGGTTTGAATATGTGGCGAGCGATGCGGATTCATTAGATGGTCTCATGCCAGGTACGGTGATCATTGATGAGTATCATGCACATAAGACATCGGATGTATTAAAGGTAATGGAGACAGGAATGGCGTCCACGCTAAATAGATTAATGATGGTGACCACCACGGCCGGGTTTAACATAGCGGGACCGTGTTACAAGTACCGGAAAAACTGCATTGACATCCTGAATGGCAGAAAACACGATGAAGCCATATTTCCTTTGATATATACGCTGGATGATGACGATGATTGGGAAGATGAAGCCATGTGGGGTAAAGCAAATCCGAACGATGGGGTGTCTATTACACCAAATTTCTTATCGGATATGTATAATCAGGCGTTAAATGAAGGTACTTCGGCCATTATTGAGTTTAAGACAAAACACCTGAATACTTGGGTACGGTCAGAGGATATGTGGATTGATGATAAGATATGGATGGAAGCTGGTACGGATTGGAGCCCGGACGATATGATTGGTAGGGAGTGCTTTGCGGGGCTTGACTTGGCTAGCACAAAGGACTTAACTTCACTAGCACTGTTTTTCCCTGGCATCCCTGGAGACGAACGACACAAGCTGGAAGTATTCCACTTTGTCCCTATGGAAACAGCGGTAAAACGATCTAAAAACGACTTTGCGGACTATATTGAGTGGGCAGAGGATGGGTGGATGAATTTAACCGGAAAAGTGGTGACAGACTATGGTGTGGTGGAGCAGGAGGTAATGCGTCTAATGGAGCTGTATAATATAATGATGATCGGGTATGATAGGTATAATAGTAGTCATTTAGTTACAAGATTAATAGATATGGGGGCATATATGCAGCCTTTCAATCAATCGATATACAAAATATCAGAACCCACTAAAGAGTTTGAACGGATGGCAAACATGAAAATGATAGATCATAGGAACAATCCAGTAATGCGATGGCAATTAACGAATGTGATGATAAAGAGATTGGGCGATTACATGAAGGTGGATAAAGAGAAGGCTGCGGATAAGGTTGATGGAGTGGTTGCATCTGTAATGGCAATAGGTGAATGGATGACATACTATGGATTGATGGGCGGAGATTTTGAAATCAAAACTATAGGATGATGCCAAGAAGTTTAAAGGGTGGGGATGCAGATTTTATTAGATTGTTTCGCAGGCTGTGTCATACGTATCCACATAAAGAAGCATACCGGATGGCCGAAAAGAGATACAAGAAACGTAATGGGGACCGGCGGTACAAAAACTACCATTCCTTTCAGACAAGTCGGAGATTCAGGAAGAGGATATGAATAATTACAAATATATTGTATATATTGCATTTATATGAAGGAACAATTGATAAAGATCACTAATATTGTAGCGGTGATAATAATATACGGATCTATGTTTTGGTTGACTATAAATCCTGTATTAGAGTACTTTGAGGCTAAAGAGGTGGATTTCATTCAATCATTATCTATGGTTACTTTGATAATGATATCAATTTTATTTATAAAAGAACTATGAACAGACCAAGAATTATGTCACAACCAAATTATGATTTAGATACCGTTTATCCGTGGATGAGGGTGGTGTCGGTGCGTCAAGGAATAAAAGAAACAACAGTAATGCGAGTGTGGCAACTATGGATTGGTTCCATAGCCAACTTAAAAGCAAAGCCCGGCACCGACGCAGCTGAATTTGTAACTCCAAACGGAATACTTACGGATAAGGGGAATACATTAATTAGGGCATTGAATGCTGAGCGTCAATATTACATTAGGCAGAAGGCAGAATAATAAAGAATAACGGATAGTTCAAAAGGGTGAGCCGGGCAGAAATGTCCGGCTTTTTTTATATACGGCAATCAATACGGCTTATGTTTTGGGGATCACTATGTATTTGCATAAGTTACGTTGAGTAACAAAATAATGATGCGTGAAATTAGTACAAGATATAATTTCGCTGGTACAAAACCCACAGCCTGAGGCGAGGGATAGTGGTAAACCTCAAAAGTATTGGTCTTTTGACAATCCGAACACATCATTATTCCAGTTCTTTGAGAAAATGATGTCGGTATGGGACGGTGACACGGAGATAACAGAGGAAAATCTGCTGTCTGTAGATACATGGTGGAGAGGTGTGCGGGTGATTTCGGACTCAATTAGCGGACTTCCGGTAAATGTATACCAAAGATTTGGAGATGGGCGCATAGAGGAACGCAGAGAGCACAGGTCTTATCGTATTCTAAATATAGAATCCAGTCCGGCACAAGGGCATTTCACATGGAAAAGCGGAGTTATTGATTCTACACTGAATACAGGTGATAGCTTCTCATATATAGTTCGAGACAAACTCAAGCGAGTAAAGTACATGATTCCCTTATGGACGGGAGCCGTATCGCAATGGCGTATTGATAAGAAATATAACTTATCATGGAAAATACAAGGCATAGACGGATGGGTAAGTGATGACGATGTTTTTCATGTGATGGGATTCTCCCAGAATGGAATAACCGGTCTTAACCCGGTAGAGGTACACAGATTAAGTTTGTCGGCTTCACGTGGAGCGACAATGTACGCCGAAAGACTGATGAAAAACGGTGCTTTTTTATCTGGTGTGATCGAAAGCGAAATGCCAGTTGGTAAACCACAACACGAACAGCTTAAAAACTCATGGCAGGAAGCTTACGGTGGCATAGTGAACACAGGGAAAGTAGCGATACTGGACAAAGGAATGAGTTATAAGCCTATTGCCCTATCACCGGTGGATGCTGAGTGGTTGGGAATGAGAAAAGACCTGGTGGCGGTAGTGAGCAGGATATTGGGTGTGCCGATGCACATGTTAAGTGAGCTTGAGAATGCGACGTATTCAAATATAGAGCAGCAATCGCAGGAATTTGAAAGGTTTAGTTTGAGGCCCTGGATAGAGAAAATAGAGTCAGAGATCCGCAGAAAGCTCTTTACTGACGAAGAAATAGAAGAAGGGTATTACCCGGCGTTCGATACGGATGCTTTGCTACAAGGAGATTTAGAGTCACAGGCTTCATATAGTCAAACAATGTTCAATATAGGTGCGATGAATCAGAATACGATCAGGGCAAGGAGCAATCAAGGGCCGATAAAAGGGGGTAACCGATACTATATCATGGGCAATAATATGATGCCAACGGATAGAATTGATGAAATAATAGATAGCAACATCCGGGACAAGAATACTTCCGGAGAAATGCGGTAAAAGAAAGATAATGGACAAAAGACTGATAAATAACGTGGAAAGGCGGGAAATATTGAAGAATTCACAGGTGGATACCTTCGAGAGAAGAGTACATGCAGACGAAGTCCGGGTATTAGAAGAGAGCGAAGGGGAGGCTAAAATAGTGGGTTATGCAGCTGTTTTCAGTAAATGGAGCCGTGATTTAGGCGGTTTTATCGAAAAAATAGAGCCGGGGTTCTTTGATGGATTGGAAAATGACTCAGAAACCTTTGCTTTATTCAATCACAACTATGATATGCCATTGGCTGCCATCAAAAACAGGTCTTTGACGCTAACTATAGACGAAATAGGACTTCGATACGAGTTTATTGCTCCAGACACAGGAATTGGCCAGGATCTGGTAAAAAACGTGCGATCCGGACTTGTGAGTGAATCAAGTTTTGGGTTTACGGTAAAAGAAAGCGATTGGACAAAAGAGCCGAACAAAGACGGCCTATGGGAGCGTACTTTATTGAAAGGGAATAAATTATATGATGTTTCTCCGGTAACATTGGCAGCATACCCAGATACTTCGGTAGCTGTATCCGAAATGAGAAGCATTCAAGACAGGACAAATAGTCACAAACAGGGTATATTAAGGGAACGTGTGGAACGTGCGAGCAGACTACGTGAAGCGCAATTAAGAATGGTTAAATTATAATAAAAATGAACAAAACAATTTTGCAAGGATTATTGGATAAGCGGAATAAAGCACATGCAGATGCGCAAGAAATTCACCAGCTTGCCAACACAGAGGACAGGGTATTGACCTCTGACGAACAGGAAAAGTTTGACAAAGCATATTCCGATATGGAAAGCTACGACAAACAATTGAAGCAACAAGAACGGATGTCCAGCCTGAAAGATTATTCAGGGATGGACACAGACAGAGGAGTTGAATTTGGAGGTTCTGAGCCAGAAAAGCGTACCAAGGAGGTAATTCAAAAGGATTACCAAAAAGCGTTTGAGGAGCATTACTTCCGGTCTAAAAGGCGGGTTGTAGAAGATTCCGACTTTGAAGAGCATCTTCCAAAAGAGTTGCGTGCGGCCCAAGTAGTGGGAACCGACAATGTCGGTGGATACCTGGTCCCGGAAGAATGGGCGAACCGGATCATAAAGATTATGTCTTATTTCGGGCCCATGCTGGAGGCAGGTAATTTATTTACCACCACCAAGGGGAATAAATTTCATATCCCTACCGAGGACACCACGTCTCAAAAGGGTGCAATCATATCTGAAGATACAGCAGACACCATAGAATTGGTGAACTGGGGTACGCTGGCTTATGAAGCATATATGTATACCTCTAAAATCATCCCTATTTCATTGGAGGCATTGCAAGACAATGACTATGATGTAGAAAGTCGGGTGATTGATGCAGCCGGTGAACGAATTGGACGTATCTTAAATGAACACTTTACCACAGGTCTGGGATCTGGATCAGGAGAGCCAGAAGGGGTAGTAACGGGAGCAACCGATTCTACCTTGGAAATAGTAGCAAACACGCTCACTGTAGATGATTTGATTGATCTGGAGCATTCTATAGATCGTGCTTACCGCATGGGGCCCAAGGTAGCCTGGATGTTTAACGATAAAACTTTGGCCGAGCTGAAGAAATTGTCTTTAAGCAATACGACTGCTGGATATCCTCTGTGGGTTCCTTCCCTTCGGGTAGGAGAGCCAGATCAAATATTGGGACACCGATATTGGGTGAATAATGAAATGGATGATGCTGCTACGACGGATAATATTCCTGTATTGTTTGGAGATTTTGCCAAGTATGGAATCCGTCAGGCACGGGGCATTAACTTACGACGAACCACTGAAAGGTATTGGGAGAAACGAGTAGTAGCTTACAACGCTATTGCGAGATTCGATGCACGGCTGGAAGATGCCAAGGCAATCAAGTACCTGACAGTAGCGATTTAATCATGAAAGCGAGCATAAGATTTAAGAGAGATGCAACGGCTGGCTTTGGTCGGCCGTGCTATCGAACCGGGGAGTTGATTGATGATGCTCCGATTGAGTTTATGCGTTCGGTAGTGAAGCAAGGCGTGGCGGAATGGGTGGAGGAACCTGTAAAGGAACCACAGAATAAAACTACTAAGAAGTCGAATAGAACCAAGACAAAGAAGGCGACTAAAAGTGAGAAATGAGAATAGT